AAGAAGTAACTGAATATATTGATTATGCATATCCATTCTTTACATACAATAGAGAAAAATGTAGAAGAGATGTTGGACATATCTTAGATGGTGTTGCAACTGATTTCTTATGGGGTGGTAATCAAAGAAGTATTAAAGGTGGAGAATTCTACTACCTATTCCCATCTGAAGCAACTACTGTACAAAAAGATGAAACTATTGATGGAATTATGTACGCTAAGAATTTACTTAGAGATATAATTACACAACAAACATTATTATCTCCATCAACGGTATCTAATACCGATGGAAATATCAAAGTAACATCTTTTGAAGCTGTAACATCTTCAATCGCATTAAGTGGTTCATATCAAACTGAAGTTAGTGAATCATATGATATTGTAACTGGAATTATAAAAACAGGTATTGAATCATTCACACCTAAAACAGCAACTTATGACCCTGCAAATGGTGATTTTGTAATGACTGTACCTAAGCATAATTTATATAGTGGTGATAGTATCTATCTGAAACCTGAATCATTTGTATTCACTTGTGATATGGATGGTAATAGAACTGAGCACAAACTTCCATCAATTGGACAACCTGCTTACGATAATAGATTAACAATTAAATCAACAACATCAGATACTATAACTGTAAATGTTGGTAAATCAGGTCCAAATGTAGAATACAATCCAACAACTGCATCATATGACCCAGCAACTGGGGAATTTGTTGTAACTGTGGCAAGTCATAGTTTAAGTGTTGGAGAGGGTGTGGTAATGTCAGCTGAATCATTCGCATTTACTTGTGATATGGATAATGACCAATCAGTTAAATCATATCCAAGAGTAGGAATCGACCCATATTCAGTACGTTCACTTCCTCTTACGGATGTAACTGATACTACAATGACATTTAATGTAGGGGCATCAGGTCCGAATAAATATTTCACACCTGTATCTGCTTCATACAACGCTCTAAGTGGAGATATGACTCTTACTGTTTCTGAATCATTCGGATTGGGTGTTGGTAGAAGTGTAGTGTTAGAAAACGAATCTATCGCATTTACTTGTGATATGGATAGTAACGCAACTACTCACTCTTACCCAAGAAGTGGTTCAGACCCATACGCAGAACAATCAATAAAAATTACTTCAGTTGGTACAACTTCTCATAGTGTAACTGATGCACCATATGATTCGGCAACTGGTGATGTAACTATTACAATAGCTAATCACAATTTCAATAATGGAGATTACATCAAATTAGATGATAACTCTCTAACTTATACTTGTGTATTAGATAATAATACAACTACAAAATCTTACCCAAGACCTAATTACGATTATCCAAGTGGAAGATGGTTAGAAATTTCTAATGTAACAACTAACACATTCGATATCAATATAGGTTCTTCACCATATGTAGGTTCACATACATTTGTATCAGCAACTACTAATGGATTGAAGAGACAAGATGGAACATTTACAATTAATGTTGGTGATGGTGGAAGTGCAAGTGGTTCAATTCATACATTTGTATCTGCATCTAATAGAGCAGTTAAGCATGAACCTCAATCAGTTCATACTTTCGTATCAGCTTCGAATGGGGCATTAAAACATTTACCTCAATCAGCTCATACATTTATTAGAACTGATAGAGATTCAGTAAGTACATTACCTATATTAACTGAAAACATTGAAGGGTTAATTAAAATTAATGATACAACTCAATTTACTTCTTCTTTAAGTGGTAGTGGAGTTGAATCAGCTTATGTAACTAGAAGTGTAGGATTTATTAATGATATTATCAGATTAGGAACCGATGATATTCCTTTCGCATTAGCTAAATGGTTTGATGATACATTGGATGCTCCACAACAACTAACAACTGGTTCTTATGTAACTGCTAGTGGTACTTTTGTAACTGATACTGAATTTGGTATTGTAAGTTCTTCATTTGGTCAAATTATCAATATCATTGAAAATGGTGTTGGTACATTTACACCAACAACTGCGGCTTATAATCCTCTTAACGGAAACTTTATAGTTACTATTCCAAATCATACCTTAGATGTTGGAGAAGAAATTTATATAAGACCTGAATCATTCGTATTCACTTGTGATATGGATGGAAATAAAACTGAACATAAACTCCCATCAGTTGGCCAACCTGCTTATACTAATAAATTAGAGATAATATCAAAAACTGATGATACTATAACTGTAAATGTAGGAGCATCGGGTCCTAATGTTGAATGGACTCCATCTAACGCAACTTATAACCCAGCAACTGGTGATTTCGTAATCACAACTGGAACTCACACATTAAGTGTTGGGGAGGGTATCGTATTAGATACTGGTTCATTTGCATTTACTTGTGATATGGATAATGACCAATCTACTAAATCATATCCGAGATTAGGAATAGACCCTTACGCTGGTCGTTCAATGAAACTTACTTCGGTAACTGATACTACAATGACTGTAAATGTAGGAGTATCGGGCCCGAATAAATACTTTACACCTGTATCTGCATCTTATAACGCATTAAGTGGTGATATGACTTTAACTGTTTCTGAATCATTTGGTTTAGGAGTTGGTAGAAGTGTGGTATTGGAAAATGAATCATTTGCATTTACTTGTGACCAAGATTCAGATGCTACAACCCATTCTTATCCACGATTAGGTTCAGACCCATATGCAGAACAATCAATAGTAATTACTTCAGTTGGTAAAACTCAACATACACCAACCGATGCTCCATATAACTCATTAACTGGTGATGTTATTATTACAATAGCTAATCATAATTTTACTAATGGTGATTATATTAAGATTTCTGATAACGGATTATCTTATACTTGTATATTGGATGGAAATAAAGTTAAAAAATCTTATCCAAGACCTAACTATGATTATCCATCTGGAAGATGGTTACCAATTTCTGATGTAACTACAAATACATTTAAAATTAATATTGGTGCTTCATCTTATGTTGGTGAACACACATTCGTATCAGCAGAACAAAATAGTATTGAAAGACAAACTGGTACATTTACAATTAATGTAGGAAATGCTGGAAGTGCTTCTGGTTCGTTACATACATTTGTATCAGCTTCAGCAAACGCTGTTAAGCATGAACCTCAATCGGTACACACATTTGTATCTGCATCTAAAGCAGCGGTTAAACACTTACCTCAATCAGTTCATAAATTTGTTAGAACTGATAAAAATTCAATAAGTGTTTTACCAGCGATTGTAAATAATACTGAAAGCAATATTAAAGTAACTAATACAAATCAATTTACTTCTTCTATTGTTGGTTCTATAACTGAAGTTAACAAAGTAAAATCATCAATTGGTATAATTGAAGATATATTACAAAATGGTACTTCTGTTAAACCAACTGTTGTTAAGAATAACTCTGATAAAAATAACTTAATTAAAGTTACTGATGCAGTTCAAATAACATCAGAATCATTTGGAGATAGATTACAACAAAGATTGATTTCATCATCAATCGCAATTGTAACTACAATTGTTGAAAATGGAACTGGTTCATTACCAACTGTTGTTGAGTATGGAACACCATCCGATTCACCAAAAACATTAGCAGCTTACAACTTACTAAAAGATAACATTGAATTTATTCAAAGTGAAAGTATCGCTTACTTATCATCTTCTTGGTCAACTGCATCTTACAATGAAACGAGTTGTAGTAGAGATATTGGGGCAATTATAAGTGGAGCAGCTGAAGATATGTTGTATAACGCAAACTCTTCATCTATATTCAATGGTAAGTTCTACTATGATTTCCCATCTAAAGCACAGGGTGCACAATTACAACAAACATTAGATGGTATTAACTACGCTGGTAGATTAGCAGAAAGTATAGTAAGAGGATACACATTCCAGACTGCATCCGCATTAGTTAGTGGTTCTTATGAGTTAATTAGAAACAATAGAGAATTTATTGAAAATGAAACAATTGAATTCTTATCATCTTCTTGGGATGGATTTACTTATAATGAAATAACTTGTAAAAGAGATATTACTCATATTATAGATGCAGTATCAACTGACCTTCTTTATGGTGGAAATGAAAGAAGTGTAAATGCTGGAGATTACTATTATAGATATCCATCAGCAGCAATAATTGGTGGTGTACCAAATGAGAATAAACAAAAAGACCCAACTGTAACTGCAGTAGATTTCGTACAAGGATTTGTATCAGAAATTGTAAGTGGAGCAATATTCCAAACTGCATCAAATGAAGTTGATTATGTTTATGATACAATCAGAGAAAATAGAGAATTCTTACAAGCTGAAACTGTAGCATTCGTAAACGCTAAATATCCAAACTTTGAATACAATGAATTAAGTTGTAGTAGAGATACTGGATTTATTATTGATGCTGTTGCTACTGATTTAAGATATGGTGGAAACCAAAGAGCATTAACCGCTGGTGAATTCTATTATAGATTCCCATCTGAAGCAACTGATAACCAATTAGATGAAACAACTGATGCATTAATCTATACTAAAGATTTAATTCAAAAATTAGTTAACAAAGAAACATTATTTATTCCAACTGGAAGTTTGAATACCGATAATGGAATTAAAGTAACTTCATTCTCACCAGCAACTGGAGGTGATATAACTGATATTACAATTCTTAACACAATTTCATCTTCATTCGCAATTGTATCAGATGCAATCTCAAATGGAACAGGTTCAACACCAACTTCATCTAATTATGGGGCAGTTTCTACTGATTCAGATATCCTAACTACTTATGGATTGATTACTGAAAGTGTAACATTTATACAAAATGAAGTTGTGGAATATATTTCTTCTTCTTGGGTAGGATTTGATTATGATGATGTTAAGTGTAGAAGAGATGTTGGATTTATAGTAAATGGTGTAGCAGAAGATTTAAGATACGGAATTGTATCAGCATCTTCGGTAAATGCTAGATTCTATTACCAATTCCCATCTGAAGCTAATGGAACTGGTTCTCAAGCTCAACAAACTATTGATGGTATCAATTACGCAGCACAATTAACTGAACAAATCGTTAAAGGTGTAACATTTGATTTCCCATCAACTCAAATATCAGCATCAGTTGAATTAATTAGAAATAATAGAGAGTTTATTCAATCTGAATCAATTTCTTACCTAAGTTCTTCTTGGGAAGGGTTTGATTATGTAGAATCAACTTGTATGAGAGATGTTGGACATATTTTAGATGCAGTATCTACTGATTTACTTTATGGTGGTAACCAAAGAAGTAAAATTGCAGGAGAATACTACTACAAATATCCTTCATCAGCAACATCAACTCAATTAGAACCAACTACAACGGGTATTAAGTACGCGGGTGATGTGGCAAGTAAATTAGTACAAAACGAAATATTCGTAACGGCATCGGCTGAAAGATTAGCTGGTAATAAAGTTCTTTTAGATAACAAAGAATTTATCCAAAATGAAGTAATATCATATATTTCTTCTTCTTGGAGTACATTTGATTACAATGAAGATAAATGTAAGAGAGATACTGGTTATATCTTAAATGGTGTAGCAACTGATTTCTTATATGGTGGAAATGAAAGAGGTAGAGTAAATGGTGAGTACTATTACTTATATCCATCGGATGCAACTGTTAATTTCCAAAGTAATCCAAATGGACAATTGAATCAAACAATTGATGGTATCAATTACTCAGCAAGATTGGCTGAAAAAGTGTTAGAAAACATAACATTTGTTACCGCATCTGCTGAAGTATCTGCATCAGCTGAATTATTAAGAAACAATAGAAGTTTTGTACAAAACGAAACAATTGAGTTTATCTCATCTTCTTGGAGTAATGTAAAATATAATGAAGATAAGTGTAGAAGAGATACTGGATATATTATAGATGCAGCTGTAACTGATTTAGTATATGGTGGTAATGAAAGAAGTATTAATGCAGGATTGTACTATTGGAGATATCCTTCAAGAGCAACAAACGCTGGAACACCTTCAGAGCAAAATCAATTAGACCCGACTGTTGATGGAATCAGATTCGCAAATGGAACTTCACAAAATGTAGTTCAGAATCTACCATACACAACTCCATCGGCTGAAATTACAAATGGTGTTCAGTTATTAAGAGATAATACAACATTTATACAAAAAGAAACAATCGCTTATCTAAGTTCATCTTGGAGTGAGTTTGAATACAACGAAGTTAGTTGTAGTAGAGATTTAGGATACATCATAGATGCAGTAGCAACTGATTTAACATATGGTGGTAATGAAAGAGCAGTACAAGCAGGTACATTCTACTACTACATTCCTTCAATCGCTACAACGGAGCAAAAACCACAAACAACTGATGGTATTGATTTCTCTAAAGGGTTAGCTGAGAAGATAATCAAACAACAACAATTAGTATTCCCAGCATTTTTAAATAATAATGGGGCTACCGCTCTTAGAAACGCTAAGAAAGTATTACAAGGTAAAGCAATATCGTACACAAACGCTGCTTTCCCTAACTTTATATACAATGAAGAAAAATGTTATAGAGATACTGGTTTCATCTTAGATGCTATCGCAACTGATATCATTTATGGTGGTAACGAAAGAAGTATTAGAGCAGCTGAATCGTATTACAATGGTATATACGGAAGTGCGGCTGTGGTTATAAACGAACAAAAGAAAGAAACTGCAGAAACTAATAGATATTTAAGAACTCAATTCCAATTTGTTGCTAGACAGGCACCAGTTGAAGAGTTTGGTTCTTTAATTATTACAACTGGGCATGATTTCTCTTACGCTGGTGCTGGGGTAACTTATAAAGCATTACCTCCTAACCAAGGTGGTGATGGTGTACCTGATCCTGATAAGGAAATTACTGAAATAGGTGGAGGTAGAGTATTCTTCACATCAGGTAACGAACTTGGTGACTTTAGAATTGGTGGGGGTCTTGTTATTAAACAAGCTTCTGGTACATTAGAAGGTAGAACATTCTCTAAATCACTATTCTCACTTGTAACACCATTCTCATTAGCACTGCAAGATTAAGGATAAAAAAGAAAACAAATATTTATATAGGATATGGCAGAAGAATTAATACCACTAAATGCATTTAAATCCGTACTTACCACTTTGACAGGTGATGATGATGTAGTTTATTCAGCTCCAAAAGGAGTTTCTACTATCTTATTATCAGCTCAGATAACAAATACGGGTGAAGCAAACGAGCCCGTTACTATTAGTATAACAAGTAATAGGGAATTACCAGTACCTCAAGTAGATTCAATAATTAATTCAGGTAGTTTTTTAAGTGCATCTGCACTTATAGAAAAAAACCAAACTTTTATTGAAAAAGAATCTGCTGCGTATATTAATTTTCAAAATAATTTAACACAAATTCCATTTAGTTTTACATCTTCCTTTTTTGAAGGATATGTTAAAACTGCTTTGGATGGTGTTGAGGCAGATTTAATAGCAGGAGGGACATTACAATCTAAAAAAGCAGCTCTTTCTTATTATAATAAGAATGGGGAAATTTTGATTCCTAATGATTATTTCACTTCATCATATCAATCAATAGATTATGCCACTAAATTAGTAGAACAAATACTTATTAATGAATCGGTAACAGGTTCATCGGCTGTATCTAGATTATATCAAGATTCGGTAACACAATCCATAGATAATACATTTGTATCAGAAACAGGTTCAATATCAGCATCAGTTGATTTATTGGATGCTATATCCGATACGATATCAACTCCAACGAGAGTTTTACAAGAACCAGTTGATTTAATTACAAATGTAATTATACCAGCTGGAGATTCATTATCACCGATTGTGGCAGGTAAGTTAGTATTAGAACAACAATTTTCATTAATTGTATCAGGTTCTACAAATTTAACTGTAATATTATCGATTCTTGAAAGTGCAAACGAATAATTATATACTAAGACTAATAATAAATGAGCCAATTATTAAGCGGAAAGGTTAAAGTAGTAAGACCATCCGATGTTTCGGAGGATAGGTACGAATATCTACGATTAAATGAAGCAGAACCAAACTTGGGTGTTCCTGAGAGTGGTTCACTTTCATCTGGGTCTATTGCGCTTGTTGCTTCCGATGCTGATGGTAATCGTTTATTTGTTACAACACTTCAATTAGAGCAAGTTACTGGTTCTTTTAGTGGTTCATTTGCTGGAGATGGTTCTCAATTAAATAACCTTCCAGAAGCAGTAAGATTAATATCAGGTTCTGCATCCGCATCAATTTCACCTAATACTGGGTTTTTAGTAAACGTATCATCATCATTTGGTGGAGATATGGATGTTACTGGTGATGTAAGAGTTACTGGTGATTTAATTGTTGATAATAGAATAGTAGCAAGAGAACTTATTGTTGAAATAATTTCATCTTCAATTATATTCTCATCTGGTTCAAACCGATTTGGTGAATTATCAACTGATAAGCAAGAATTTACAGGTTCGGTAGAAGTAACTGGTTCATTAGATGTATTTGGAGATACTACTATAAGTGGTTCTACATTTGTTAGTGGGAATGTACAACTAACTTCAGGTTCAGCATTTAGTGGTAGTGGTGAAAACTTATTCAACATTCCAAAATCAGCACTTACTGATGATGCACTACTCTCAAACTTAATAACAACAGGTTCAGTAACCGCATCTGTATCACCTGATGGTGTATTTAAAGTATTCGGAACTGGTTCAGTAACAACTGAATTAAGTGGTTCTTTATTTGTAAGTGGAAATGTACAATTAATATCAGGTTCTGCTTTTAGTGGTAGTGGTGAGAACTTATTTAATATACCAAAATCGGCATTAACCGATGATGCATTACTTTCAAACTTAATAACAACAGGTTCAGTAACGGCTTCCGTTTCTCAAGATGGATTCTTCAGAGTATTCGGAACGGGTTCAGTAACAACTGAGTTAAGTGGTTCGTTATTAGTTAGTGGAAATGTTAATCTTAATAGTGGTTCATCATTTAGTGGTAGTGGTGAAAACTTATTCAATATACCTCGTTCAGCACTTACTGAAGATGCATTAGAAACGAATTTAATTATTAGTGGAGCAGTAACTGCTTCAGTATCACCTGATACTGGTTTTGTAGTAAACTCATTAGATAGTGGTTCTACATTTACTGGTTCAGTATTTCTAAGTAGTGGTTCATTCTTTAGTGGTAGTGGTGAAAACTTATTTAATATACCTTTATCAGCATTAGCTGAAGAAGTTGAAGTATCAACTAAAATACAATCTGGTAATGTAACTGCATCTGTTTCAGATGAAGATGGGTTTGTTGTAACATCGGAAGCTAGTGGTTCTACATTCACTGGTAGTTTAAGATTAAGTAGCGGTAGTATATTTAGTGGTAGTGGTGCGGAGTTATTTGATATACCTCGTTCAGCACTTACTGAGGATGCTCTTATTACAAATAATATTAGAAGTGGTTCAGTAACCGCATCAGTTTCTCCAAACTTTGGATTAGTTGTAGAATCAGAATTAAGTGGTTCTACTTTTACAGGTTCTGTATTTTTAAGTAGTGGTTCATTCTTTAGTGGTAGTGGTGAAAAATTATTTAATATACCAAGAACTGCATTAACGGATGATGCACTTATTTCAAACTTAATATCTACTGGTTCAGTAACCGCATCGGTTTCAACTGATGGTTTCTTTAGAGTACAATCAACAGGTTCAGTAACAACTGAATTAAGTGGTTCGGTATTTGTTAGTGGAGCAGTTCAATTAAATAGTGGTTCAAAATATAGTGGTAGTGGTGAGGATTTATTTGATATACCATTCTCAGCACTTTCTAATGATGCACAAGAAGCAATTGAAGCTTTAGTAACAAGAGAAGCTGTATTTATAGCAAGTGGTAGTGTAACTGCATCAACTGAAGATAGTGTATTTAAAGTAACTTCTGATGAAAGTGGTTCTATCTTTATAGGAGATATTGAAATACCATCTGGAAGTGGATTCTTTAGTGGTAGTGGTGAAGGATTATTTAACATCCCTCGTTCAGCTTTAGTTGAAGATGCGTTATTATCGAACTTAATTACAACTGGTTCGGTAAGTGCTTCCGTTTCAACTGAAGGTATATTTAAAGTATTTGGAACTGGTTCTATAAAATCAGAATTTAGTGGAAGTGTTTCTATATCAGAATCATTAGATGTTCCAAAAATCATAGCTGATGAATTCACTGGGTCATTAAGTGGTTCTGTAGCTGGAGATGGTTCACAACTTAATAACATTCCCCAATCAGCACTTTCTGAAGATGCTACACGAATAGCAAGTGGTTCAGCAACCGCATCTATTTCACCTAATTTAGGATTTGTAGTAAATACATCATCTTCTATTGAAGGAGATTTATCAGTTAGTGGTAGAATAACAGCTGAAGAAATTTTTGTAAACTTTATTTCATCATCCATAGTAATATCTACTGGCTCAAACATATTTGGTGATGATTCAAATACTGATACTCAAAAATTATTTGGTGAAACTCAAATATTTGGGAATGTAACGGCAAGTGCGAAGATATCATCCAGTGGATTCGTTGGTGATGGTTCAGAACTATTTAACATACCACAATCGGCACTTTCGGAAGATGCACCATTAATATCAAGTGGTTCAGTAACGGCATCAGTTTCTCCAAATTTTGGATTTGTAGTAGAATCTACTGAGAGTGGTTCAACATTTAGTGGTTCTATACAAATTAGTGGAAGTGTAACACTTACATCGGGTTCATCTTTTAGTGGTAGTGGTGAAAACTTATTTAATATCCCACAATCGGCACTTTCAGAAGATTCTCCAAGAATATCAAGTGGTTCAGTTAGTGCTTCTATTTCTCCAAATTTAGGATTGATTGTAAATACATCTGCATCTATCGATGGTGATATCGATGTAAGTGGAGTTGTATCAGCATCTATCTTTAGTGGTAGTGGTGAATCATTATTCAATATTCCATTATCAGCAATTACTGAAGAAGCATTTAGAATTGTTAGTGGTTCGGTAACTGCATCGGTTGACCCTAATAGAGGATTTGAAGTAAATTCAACTGGTAGGTTCGATGATAGTATAACTACAAGTGGTAGTTTAATAGTATCAGCATCAACTTCTTGGGGACCTGATAATTTAGAAAAAATTGTAAAAGTTATTGGAACTGATGATGGTAACAAATATGAAATAGATGGAAAGAGACAACCATTACTTTATTTGGTAAGTGGTAGTACATACACATTCAATCAATCAGATTCTACAAACGCTACACATGAAATAAGATTTTCAACAACTGATAATGGTACACACGCTGGTGGTGTTCCATTTACTGGTAGTGTAGATACTGGTAGTATATCTGCTGGTACAAATGGTTCACAAGTTACAATAGCAATAAACTTTAATACACCTGATACATTATACTATTATTGTTTGAATCACTCTGGTATGGGTGGGGAAATCAGAAAAGTACTTAGTTATCCAATTAGTGAAACTATAATAAATGATACAGTTGTTGTAACTGGTTCAATTTTCACAAGTGGTTCAATAACAACAACTGGTGATATTGATACAAATATTGTTAGAGGTACTCAATTTAGTGGTTCATTTAGTGGTAGTGGTAGAGATTTATTTGATATACCTCTTTCAGCATTAGCAGAAGATGTAGAAGAGTTATCATTTATCGCAAGTGGTAGTGTAACCGCATCAACAGATCCTGAATTTGGATTCAAAGTAAATACAACATCATCTATTGAAGGTGATTTAAATGTAACGGGTGGATTATATGTATCTACTTCGGTAATTGAATTAGAAACTCTTCCAATTACTCAATCAGTAACTATTGGGCAGAACGGATTTGCAATAAATGGTAATTTAAAGCAACCATTAAAATTCTTAAATGGACTTACATATCACTTTGATATATCAGATTCTTCTAACGCAAATAATCCAATAAAATTATCTCAAACGGTAGATGGTTCCCATAACACTGGTACTCAATATACAACTGGTGTAACAACAAATGGAACTGCTGGTAATAGTGGTGCATTTTTAAAATTAGAAGTTACTGATAATACACCAAAAAGATTATATTATTTTTCAACTCCATCAGCATCTTATGGTTCTTCTATAAAAATATTAGAAGAAGTTCCAACAATTTCACAAAATATTATAAATGGTAATACTGAAATAACTGGAACATTAGATGTAAGTAGTATTTCATCTGCAGAAAAAATATCATCACCATTTATAACATCATCTTATTTAACTTCATCGGTTATAGATTTTGTTACTGGTGAAAACACATTCCCATCTCAACCAGGTAGATTAAAGTGGAATGAAACCGATGGTACTTTGGATTTAGGAATGAGTGGAGGTTCTGCTTCATTACAAATCGGACAGGAATTATATTATCCAAAGGTAGTAAATAAAGCTGGTGAAAATCTAATCAATGGTACATTGGTAATGGTTGACCCAAACAATCCATCACAAGGTCAAAGAATTAGAGTTATTAAATCTATCTCAGATGGTACTTATGATTCTGATTTATTAATTGGTGTACTAACCGAAAATATAGATAATAATCAAGAAGGATTTGCTACTTGGTTTGGTATGGTTAGGGATGTAAAGGTAGACTTATTAGAAGATGCTGGGTTAAAATATACTGGTTCAACTTGGAGTGAGGGAGATATACTATATCCAGACCCACAAAGGGCTGGTGGTATGACAAATGTAAAACCTGAAGCACCTAATTTAAAATCAACAATAGCACTTGTTGAAAGAGTAAATGGTGATAACATACAACTTTTAGTAAGACCACAATTAGGTAATCACTTAGAAGATTTACATGATGTACAAATAGTATCGGCATCTAATAATGATATTATAGTATTTTCATCATCATCAAATAGGTTTGAAAATAGAAGTGATAATTTAGTACTAAGTGGTTCATTTAGTGGTTCATATACTGGTGTTTATTTCGGAGATGGTTCAAACTTAGAAAATGTACAAGCGGCAGCTGCACCTCTTATCTCAAGTGGTTCTGCAACGGCATCGGTTGCAAGTGGTGATACGTTTGTAGTAACTGCACCCCAAAGTGGTTCAGAATTTACTGGTTCTATTGTAACATCTGGTTCAATAACTGTTGGTGGTGGTGGTAGATTTGTTGGTGATGGTAGTGGTTTAACTGATATCGATATAGCTAATTTAGCACTTACATTAAACGTATTAGAAAGTGGTTCAGCAACGGCATCGTTAGATGAAACTGAATTTAAAGTATTTAATAACAATATAAGTACAAGTGTAGATTCATCTTTTAGTGGTTCGGTTAATATATCGGAATCATTAGATGTAGGTGGAATTATTACTGGTGATGGTAGTGGAATTACAAACATTGATATTGCTAACTTAGCAATTGATTCATCAAAAATATTTACTGGTTCGGTAACTGCATCAGTTGACCCATTAGGTTTCTTTAGAGTAGAAAACTTAGACCCAACACTTAGGTCTGGTTCAGTTAAAGTAGAAATTAGTGGTTCATTAGAAGTTTCTCAATCAATAACAGCATCTCTATATCGTGGTGATGGTGGTGGATTATTTAATATTCCATTAGATGCGATTGAAGATTTAGAATTAGATAGAATAGTATCGGGTTCAGCAACTGCATCAATTTCACCAAATAAAGGATTTTTTGCTAATACACAAATTAGTGGTACATTATTCGTTGGTGATGGTGGTGGATTATTTAATATACCAGCTGATGCATTACAAGATTTACAATTACCATTAATCATTAGTGGTGGTGTAAGTGCTTCTGTTGAACCAAATGAAGGATTTAGAGTTTTCTCACCAACATATGGTTCTAAATTTACTGGTTCACTTAATATTAGTGGAAGTGTAACTATACCATCTGGAAGTGGATTCTTTAGTGGTAGTGGTGAAGGATTATTTAATATACCAGCTGATGCTATTGTTGGATTAGACCAAAGTAGAATTCTTAGTGGTTCAGTAACTGCATCTACGAATCCTGATGATGGGTTTGTAGTAACATCGATTGCTAGTGGTTCAACATTCTTCGGAGAAGTTAATTTCCAAAATGATGTAAGTGCATCTAAGATAACTGTAACTGATGAAATATTCTCACCAAGAATTACATCATCATTTGTAGGTTCATATCAAGGTGAAAATGTTGGTATAGATGTACCTGATGATTTAGATATTTTAGTATTTGATGCAGCTGCAAATAAATTTAGACCTGTAACACAATTTGGTGATACTGCTGTATTCCCATTCTCAGATGTAACTCAGGTAACATTCCAACACAATTTTGCTATTGATTATCCAGTAGTTCAAATTTATGAAACTGGTTCAAATGGACAGATTATTCCACAAGCAATCGAATCAATTGATAGTTCATCGGTTAGAGTAACATTTAGTGGATTAACAAGTGGACAAGCAGTAATTGGTACTGGTGGTAGATTAGCAGGATTTGTAGAAGGTGATGATGTGGTAGGTTTAGTTAATTCAGCATCTTATGCATTATTTGCAGAAAACGCTGGAACGGCATCATCATTAGTAGGATTTGATTCAGCATCACTTGCTGAGTTAGGTAACTTATCTCAATATATAAAGAATAACCAAACTGCATCTATGACAGTTCTTTCAGCATCATATGCTGAAACTGCTTCATTCGCAGTAAACGCTGGTGATTTTAATACTGATAATTTTGTAAGAACTGACCAAACGGCATCGATGACTGTACTTTCAGCATCATACGCTGAATCAGCATCTTATGCTATAAACGCTGTATCTGCTGAAGATTATGTAAGAAATAATCAAACCGCATCGATGACTGTACTTTCAGCATCTTATGCAGCAACTGCTTCATTCGCTCTAAATGCTGGTGATTTTGTAGGAGAAAATTTCTTACCAAATAATGGTACTGGTTCATTTGTTGGAAGATTTGAAGTAAGTGGTAGTTTAGTAGTAACGGGAAGTACTGAGTTAATAGGATTAGAAACAGGTAGTTCAGATACAGTATTAGTAATAAATGAAACTACAAATAGAATAGAAAAAAGAGATGTAACTGCAGTTAGTGGTACTTCTGGAACTGGTGGTACTTCTGGGACTGGTGGTTCATCTGGAAGTAGTGGTTCAGCAGGTACATCAGGTACTTCTGGTACAAGTGGTTCATCTGGTTCAGCTGGAACGAGTGGAACGAGTGGAACTTCAGGTTCATCTGGGACTTCTGGAAGTAGTGGAACAAGCGGTACAACTGGAACGAGTGGAACTTCAGGTACATCTGGTTCATCAGGTTCAGCTGGTACATCTGGTACGAGTGGAAGTAGTGGAACATCTGGTACAAGCGGAAGTAGTGGTACGAGTGGAAGTAGTGGTTCAAGTGGTACATCTGGTAGTGGAGGTTCTTCTGGTTCAAGTGGAACGTCTGGAACATCTGGTTCAGCTGGTTCTTCAGGTTCTTCAGGTTCTTCTGGAACGAGTGGAACGAGTGGAACATCTGGTTCATCAGGTAGTGGTGGAACTTCTGGAACAAGTGGAACATCGGGTTCATCTGGTAGAGAAGGTGGAAGATTATTTGTTGTAGAAAATGCTGGATTTGCTTATAGTTTTTCTGGATATACTGGAGATTTCCCAACAATTACATTAGTAAGGGGAGAACTTTTCTATTTCGATGTAAGTGATGTTGCTTCATCTCATCCATTTGCACTAAGATTATCAGATGGAAATACAAACACAGTTCCGGGCACAACAAACAATGACCCAACAAATGGAAATCATTCAACATCAGTATTAGTAAAATATAGAGTACCGGAGGATGCACCTGATAGTATAGTTTATCAATGTGCTTCACACTCCTCAATGATTGGTACTATTCAAATAGTAGATAAGTACGGAACTTCTGGAACTTCTGGAACATCAGGTTCTTCTGGTTCATCTGGAACTGGAGGTTCATCAGGTTCTTCTGGTTCATCTGGTTCAAGCGGAACTTCAGGTTCTTCTGGAACAAGCGGAAGTAGTGGTTCTTCTGGTAGTGGAGGTACATCAGGTTCTTCTGGTTCAAGTGGAAGTAGTGGAAGTAGTGGTTCTTCTGGTACATCGGGTTCTTCTGGAACGAGTGGTACATCTGGAACAAGTGGAAGTAGTGGTTCTTCGGGTAGTTCTGGTTCAAGCGGAAGCAGTGGTTCTTCTGGTTCAAGTGGAACAAGTGGAGCAGATGGTGAAGAAGGTTCATCAGGTTCAGCTGGTACTTCTGGTACGAGTGGTAGTAGTGGTAGTAGTGGTTCAACTGGTACAAATGGTACAAGTGGAACTTCTGGTACAAGCGGAACAAGTGGAGAAAGAGGTAGTAGTGGTTCAGCTGGTACTTCGGGTACTTCTGGTACAAACGGAACATCAGGTTCATCTGGTACAAGTGGAAGTAGTGGTACTTCGGGCACAAGTGGAACAAGTGGAACAAGCGGAACTTCTGGAACAAGTGGTACGTCTGGTAGTGGTGGAACCGCTGGTACTTCTGGTTCGAGTGGAACAACTGGAACCTCAGGTTCATCTGGAACTTCTGGTTCATCGGGTACTTCTGGAACAAGTGGTACAAACGGAACTTCAGGTTCAAGCGGAACTTCGGGTTCTTCTGGGACAAGTGGAACATCAGGTTCAACTGGAACGAGTGGAACTTCTGGAACAAGTGGTACAAATGGAACTTCAGGTTCAGCAGGAACAAGTGGTTCAGCGGGTACATCAGGTACATCCGCAGAGGGAAGTAGTGGTACTTCTGGAACAAGTGGAAGTAGTGGAACTTCGGGTTCATCTGGAACAACTGGAACAAGTGGTACATCAGCTGAAGGAAGTAGTGGAACTGCTGGTACATCTGGAACAAGTGGAAGTAGTGGAACTTCTGGAACAAGTGGAACATCAGGTTCGTCTGGTACATCAGCGGAAGGAAGTAGTGGTACATCAGGAACAAGCGGAAGTAGTGGTTCAGCAGGAACAAGTGGTACAACTGGTACATCAGGTACATCAGCAGAAGGAAGTAGTGGTAGTAGTGGTACAAGTGGTACTAATGGTACATCAGGTTCAAGTGGAACTTCGGGCTCTTCTGGAACAACTGGTGAAGATGGTGAAGATGGTACAAGTGGTAGTTCTGGTAGTAGTGGACAAGATGGTACGTTCTTTGGTTCATCAGGTTCGTCTGGAACGAGTGGTTCAACTGGTACTGCTGGTTCATCTGGTATTAATGGTGTAGATGGTACTGATGGTACATCAGGTACAACTGGTAGAGATGGAACTTTCTTCGGAAGTTCTGGTACGAGTGGTACAAGCGGAAGTAGTGGAAGTAGTGGTTCTGCTGGAACTTCAGGTTCAGCAGGAAGTTCTGGAACAAGTGGAACAAGTGGAACAAGCGGACAAGATGGAACTTTCTTCGGTAGTAGTGGTACATCGGGTACATCAGGTGAAACTGGTACATCTGGTACAAGTGGATTAGGTTCTTCTGGTACATCTGGAACTTCAGGTGTTGATGGAACATTCTTCGGAAGTAGTGGTACTTCTGGTGAAACTGGAACCTCAGGTACTTCTGGAGCTGGAACGAGTGGAACTTCGGGTTCTTCTGGAACAAGTGGAACAAGTGGGCAGGATGGAACATTCTTTGGTAGTAGTGGTACAACAGGTACTTCTGGTACATCTGGAGCTGGAACATCTGGAACATCTGGTTCAAGCGGAACTTCTGGTACGTCTGGTGTTGATGGAACTTTCTTTGGTAGTAGTGGTAGTTCTGGTACTGATGGTACATCTGGAACAAGTGGATTAGGTACTGATGGTACGAGTGGTCAAAGTGGTTCTTCAGGAACTACTGGAACAGGTGGTTCTTCTGGTACTGGTGGTACTTCTGGACAAGATGGAACATTCTTTGGAAGTAGTGGTACATCTGGTACTAATGGAACGAGTGGTTCATCAGGTACGAGTGGTTTAAGTGGAACTTCTGGTACTTCAGGTACATCTGGATTAGATGGTACATTCTTCGGAAGTTCTGGTACAAGTGGTTCTGATGGTACTTCGGGTCAAACAGGTTCATCTGGTACGAGTGGTGTAAGTGGTTCTGCTGGTACGAGTGGTGTAAGTGGTACATCAGGTCAAGATGGTACTTTATTTGGAAGTAGTGGTAGTAGTGGTACGAGCGGAAGTAGTGGTTCAACTGGTACTGCTGGTTCAAGTGGTGTAAGTGGAACTGCTGGAACATCTGGTTTAGATGGTACTTTATTCGGTTCATCAGGTTCATCTGGTACATCTGGAAGTAGTGGTTCAACAGGAACTGCAGGTTCTTCTGGTTCAAGTGGTTCAAGTGGAACCGCTGGAACATCTGGTTTAGATGGTACTTTATTTGGCTCATCGGGTTCATCTGGAACATCTGGTTCGAGTGGAAGTAGTGGAACATCCGGTGTAGGTGGTTCAAATGGTTCATCGGGTACATCTGGTTTAGATGGTACTTTATTTGGAAGTAGTGGTAGTAGTGGTGTAAGTGGAACAAGTGGAAGTTCTGGTACATCAGGTGAAACTGGTTCATCGGGTTCATCAGGTTCTTCTGGTTCAAGTGGATTATTAAATGTAGCAAATGATGGAGCAGATAGAGTTCTTACTATGGATGGTGATGGAACTGGAACTGCACAATCAAACCTAACATTTGATGGAGCTGATTTAGATGTAACTGGAAATGTACAAATAAGTGGTGAATTAGATGTAGATGGTGATTTTCTGGGAGCTACAACATTCTCTACAAGGTTCCACGAGAATTATAATAACATAGGAAATTCAACTGGTGGTACAACGATAGATTTATCAACGGCTAATAATTTTAGAATTGATAGAATAGGTAGTATAACAATCGCTCTTTCAAACGCACCATCAGCCCCTCGTGCAATTGGATTTACATTATTGTTAGAGGATAGTAGTGGTGGTACGGCAACTGTAAGTTGGCCAGCATCAATACAATGGGCAAATGGAGCAGCACCAACACTAACGGCTGGTGGAAAAGATATATTAGTATTCTATACTTATGATGGGGGGAGTACTTATTATGGATTCCTAAGTGCCAACAACATAAGTTAATGAGTTATGAATTATGAGTATAGCAAGAAGATTATTATCAATAGAAGCAGGACAAGTGAGACCTTTTAAATTTACAATACAAACAACATCAACAAATACTCAATTTGAGTTACCTATTACTGCGCCAGGTGGAAAACAACCTAATATAACAGTAAGTTGGGGTGATGGTAGTAGTGATTCTATAATTACATCAACAACATCATCTGATAGATTTCATACATATTCAACTGCTGGTAGTTATCAAATTATAGTTAGTGGATATTGTCCGGGTTTTAGTGTTGGTAATAACACATCATACAAAAACTTATACAAATCAGTTGATGATTGGGGAGTAGTTCAGTTTGAAGAAATTGATTTTTATGGATGTATTAATTTAACAACTATACCAGCGGATGGTTCTAATAACGCAACATTAAATGATGGATTAAATACTGTATTAAGATTTAACTCTACATTTAGACAAACTGGTATTACAATAATACCCAATGGTTTATTTGATTATTCAACAAATGTAACTTCATTCGTTAACACATTCGTATTTTGTCAAGGATTAACAGCAATACCATCTGGTTTGTTTGATAACAATACAAATGTAACATCATTTTCGGGTACATTTAACGCATTGTTAAATTTAACAACAATACCAACAAATTTGTTTGATAATAACGCATTAGTAGTAAACTTTGAATCAGTATTTAGAAACTGTAGAAAGGTGGCTGGAATTCCAAGTCAGTTTTTTACTAATAACCAACAAGTTACTACTTTTGCAAATGCATTTAATATGGCAACTACATCAAACTTATTAACTGGTGTAACTCCAACTGATTCAAATGGTGATGAGATTTTTGAAAGAACATCAAATCCAATTGGTACTGATTGTTTTGCTTTTTGTAGTGGTTTAACTAATTTTGGTTCAATACCAGCAACATTTAAATAAAAAGATATGTACTTAAAAGTTTCAGGTTCAACAATAATTTATCCATATTCCATTCAAATATTAAAGAATGAGAATCCTACCATTAGTTTTCCAACAACGATAAGTAATGATTTATTACAATCATACAATGTATATCCAGTTGAGTTGAAAAGTAGTGGGTACGATACTGATGATACAAAGGATGTAACTGAAGTTACACCTACTTTATCTGGTTCGGTTTATATACAAACATATGAAATAACTGATGCGGATACTGAAACAATAAACAAAAGAAAGGAAATCAAATGGTCAGAAATAAGAAGTACGAGAAATACTTTATTATCGGAGTCAGATTGGACACAATTTCAAGATTCACCAATAACAGGTTCATCACTAACCGATTGGCAAACTTACAGACAATCACTAAGAGATGTAACAACACAATCAGACCCATACGATATTACTTGGCCAAACAAACCTTCTTAGAAGTTAAAAGATATTTATTTAATATTTATATCAAAGAAAAGGTAATTATCACATGAGAATAGACCAACCCAGTTTTTCCGGTTCGATTACACAAGCTCCATCGGCATATGCTGATTTGAGTGGTTCGTTTACTGGTTCGTTTACTGGTTCACTTAGTGGTTCATTTATTGGAGATATTACTGTTCAACAAGCTGAATTTACGGATTTAGTTGTTAGACAGACATTAAATGTTGGTACGGAAAATACTGATGGTGGAATAAATATCATCAATAGTGGTTCAGTTCAAATAAGTGGTTCAATAAATGTAACAAATGGAAACGCATTTACAGTTGAAGGTGTAGATGTATTAGATTCTGCGTTGGCATTTTCAATAGCATTAGGATAAAGATATGGCAAATGTATTTAAAAATAGTATAAAAGGACCTGCAGGAACAGGTGGTTTAGGTGTTTACACAACACCAGCTGCTACAGCAACTACTGTTATTGGTGTAAATGTAGCTAATATTATATCTACAAATATTTATGTAGATGTACAAATAACTGATAGTTCTGCTGGAGTTACTAAATATTTAGTAAAAGGAGCAGTTATACCAAATGGTTCATCGGCAGTTTTAGTTGGTGGTGACCAAAAAGTAGTTTTAGAAGCAAGTGATTCGATAACTGTAACATCAAATGTTGATAATTCAGCAGATGTTATTTTATCAGTATTAGAGATATCATAAATAGAGGTTAATGGAATACGGAGGAAAGAACCCAAACGGAATCAATCAGGTCAGTCAAAGTTTACTTTCGATTGATGTTCAAGGTGTAGAACAATTAAACATATCAACCTCATCGGTTGATATTAATACGTCTTTGAATGTTGAAAGCGGAATAACTGCATCATCATTTACTGGTTCTTTTACTGGTTCATTCAAAGGAGATGGTTCTCAATTAGAAAGTATTCCAACTACTGCACTTACTGGTGATATTGGTAGAATAGCTGAAGGTTCAGCAACCGCATCAGTTTTAAATGGTACTTCATTCGAAGTAAATGTACCTACAAACATAGATGGTAATGTAACATCAACTGGAGATATTGATATTGAAGGTGAAATGTCAGCATCGATATATAGAGGTGATGGTGGTGGATTATACAACATCCCAGCTGATGCATTAGGTGATATAGATAGATTAAAATCAGGTTCAGTAGAAGCTATAATTTCACCTGATGGTGGTTTAAGAGTAGAAGCTGGTGTAACTGTAAGGGATTATCTTATCGTAACTGGTAGTAGTATATTCAAAGCAACTGCACAAGTAGGAACCGATTTAACAGTAACAGGTTCAGCAGATATACAAAACAATTTAACTATTGGTAATAATTTATCAGTAGCGGGAAGAATAACTTCTCAAGAATTATTAACAACATTTATTTCATCATCAGTAATTTACGCATCGGGTTCGAATGTGTTTGGTGATGAATCAACCGATACACACCAATTTACAGGTTCAGTATTAATTAAAGATTCGGTAGTAATTCCAGTCTTTAATTCAGCACCTTCTGGTGGTGTAGTTGGACAATTATATTATAACACTTCAGATACTAACATTTATCGTTATACTGCTGGTGGATGGGAACCTGCAGCTGGTACTGCTGGTACATCGGGTACAAGTGGTACTTCCGGTAGTGGAGGTACATCTGGTTCTTCAGGTTCAAGTGGAACTGCTGGAACTGGAGGAACTTCTGGTTCTTCAGGTACTTCTGGTTCTGGAGGGACAAGTGGTTCTGGTGGTAGTTCTGGTACTGATGGTTCTGAAGGAACCTCAGGTAGTGGTGGAACAAGTGGTTCTGGTGGAACAAGTGGTTCTGGTGGAACATCAGGTTCTTCTGGTACATCTGGAAGTGGTGGAACAAGTGGAAGTGGTGGAACTTCTGGTTCTGGAGGAACAAGCGGAAGTGGTGGAACAAGCGGAAGTGGAGGAAGTAGTGGTTCTGGTGGAACCTCTGGTTCAAGTGGTTCATCTGGTTCATCAGGTAACGATGGAGCTGATGGTGTTGATGGTGCTGATGGTGATGATGGTACATCTGGTGTAGATGGTACTGATGGTACATCAGGAAGTGGAGGAACTTCTGGTTCAAGTGGTACATCTGGTTCATCTGGTTCTTCAGGTGAAGATGGTGCTGCTGGTGAAGGTGGTACACCTGGTACTTCTGGTAGTGGAGGAACTTCTGGTTCAAGTGGTTCATCTGGTTCATCCGGCTCAAGTGGTACATCTGGTGAAGATGGAACATCGGGTTCATCTGGTTCATCTGGTACATCTGGAAGTAGTGGTACATCTGGTAGAGATGGTGCTGCTGGTGAGGGTGGTACGCCGGGTACATCTGGTTCATCGGGTTCAAGTGGAACGAGTGGTAGTGGAGGAACATCAGGTTCTTCTGGTTCATCGGGTTCAAGTGGAAGTTCTGGAACAAGTGGTAGTGGTGGTTCATCAGGTACTGCAGGTAGTGGAGGTTCATCAGGTACAAGTGGAGCAACTGGTGCTGATGGAGAACAAGGTGTAGATGGAGATGATGGAACATCAGGTTCTTCTGGTTCAAGTGGAACAAGTGGAAGTGGTGGAACATCAGGAAGTGGAGGTTCATCTGGTTCATCTGGTACATCAGGTAGTGGAGGAACGAGTGGTTCAGCTGGAAGTAGTGGAACTTCTGGAACTGGGGGAAGTGGAGGAACATCAGGTTCTTCTGGTTCATCTGGTACTGCTGGTAGTGGTGGTACATCTGGTTCAAGTGGAAGTAGTGGAACTTCAGGTAGTGGAGGTACATCCGGCTCTGGAGGAACAAGTGGTTCTGGGGGTACAAGTGGTTCTGGAGGAACATCAGGTTCTTCTGGTTCTAGTGGTACTTCTGGTAGTGGAGGTTCTTCTGGTTTATTAGCATTAACTGGTACTACTAATAATGGTGTAATTACACTTAATGGTTCAGCACCAAACGGAACTGTTGAAAGTAATCTTACTTTTGATGGAACAACTCTAAACATAACAGGTAATCTGAATGTAACAGGTACTCAAACAATTGTGAATACCGAAACTATTCAGTTAGCAGATAATATTATTACTCTTAATTCAAACTTTACATCAGGTACTCCATCGGAGAATGCTGGTATTGAAGTTTTAAGAGGTTCATCAGCAACTAAACAATTTATTTGGAATGAAAGTAGAGATAGTTGGATTGCTGATTCTCATTTAGAGGCTCTTGGAAATATTGTAGCAGGAACTACATCTAAACAATCAAATACTGCTATTCAAGTACTAGCAGGAGATTCATATCGTGCTGGATTTGAGGCTTATGGTAGTGGTCAAGGTACAGGTTATCTTTATGTAGGACAATCTGCAACATATGGTGGTGGTATTTCTTATAATGGAGATAATTCACCTGCATTTATTAGTGGTGAGGGTTCTGACCGAATTACTTTCTTTAGAAGGGAAGCCGGAACAAATACAGAAGTATTTAGCTATTCTTATGCAAATAGCCAAGTAGACTTTAATGGTACAATAACTGCTGCAAATATCAACACTGGACAAGGTACAACTGAGGTTTATCTAATGAATCAAAATGTTCGTACAACTGACGCAGTAACATTCGCAACTGTAAATACTGGTCATGGTGCAAACGAATTGTACGCAATGAATCAAAATGTTCGTACATCCGATTCAGTAGTATTCTCTCAGTTAAGAGTAAACGAATATATTAGACATAATGGTGATGATAACACTTATGTTAGATTTAGAGGAGATGATTTACAATTAGTAGCTGGTGGTAGAAATATCATAAGAATGGATGAAGGTACTGACCCAGATAAAGTAGAATTAGGGGATTCGAGTACTCAAACATATACTGAAGGACAATTAATTGTTGGAGATGCATCACCAACATATACTATAAACGATAATACTCCAATAGTAGGTTCAAATACTAATAATGTACTACATATCGATGGTTCAATTCAGTTAAAAAATAATAACGATGCTATTGTAATTGGTAGAGGTACATCAACATTCCTTAAAGATGAAGAACTTGGATTCGGATGGGGTGGTGGTTGGTATATGACCGATGGTACTTACCTAAGAGTAAGAAATAATAAAATTCTTTATTCAACTGGTGAATTTTGGGCTAGTAGATTTAATGATGTAAATGATACTGGATATTATGGTGATTTCGCATCTACATCAAATTTAAATAATCTCAATGTTAATCACTTTGGTATAAACAATAGTAGTAGTGGAACAAGAGATGGTATATCTTTATATGGAGGATATTCAGCAGGTGAACCTACTTATGGTATTTTATTCACAGGTACAAGTTTAGGAACACATGGTGGTGTAACTGGTGATTGGGCTACATACTTTACAATGAGTAACACTTCTAATAGAGGTTGGATATTCAGAAGAGTGGGTAGTGGTAATGCTGCTAGTATCTCAGCTGCTGGTTTAGGACAATTTAATGATAGTGTTCGTGCACCAATCTTTTATGATACAAATAATACGGGAAGATATGTAGACCCAGCTGGAACATCTTCGATGTTGAATATCAATATGAATAATGGTACTTTAAGTAATGTTAATCATATTACAATAAATGATCCTGGTGCTAGTGAAGGTATCCAATGGTTAAATGGTAATGATTGGAGAATCTATGAATCTCCTGATAATATGAGTAATTCATCGGGTAATTTACAATTTACTCAAGGTACTACATTTAGATTCAGAGTAGATACATCAGGTAATAGTTGGTCATCCGCATCATCCAGAGCACCTATTTTCTATGATTCAAATAATAGTGGATATTACTTTCATGGAGATGGTACTACACAAATGTATCGTACTGAAATTAATAATCAGTTAAGATTAGAAAGTGGAGCACCAATTTATTTATACACATCAGCTGGAAATCAAAGAGGATATCTTCAAGCAACTGATACAAACGATGCTCATTTAATTATAGCAACATCAGGTGGTGAAGATATTTCATTCAGAGATGGTGGTTTAGGTGGTACATGGAATCAAATCATTAGAGGAGATGGACAAGTTCTGATTAATTCTAGACTTGATGTTCCTATAATGTATGATAGAAATGATACAAACTATTACGCAAATCCTGCTGGAACTTCTGTATTTAACGGATTAACTGTTGGTGGATACAACGTTCTTACTGGTGGTAATCTTGAAAATTATGTAGCAAATATTGAGAATGGTTCATTCTACAATATTACTGATTCAATGACTGATGCTGAAGTAAGAGCACAACTTGGTACAACATCAACTAAGGTAACTAAAGTAGATGATAGTACTGCACCGGCAGAAGGAGCATTTAAAGTTACTGGTTATTTAGGATTTGATGATGGTAGATATATTAAGATTGATAAAGAATCTCAATATACTTTTGAAGTTTGGGTTAAAGTAATTGATGGTGGTGATAGCAACCAAAGATTATATATGGGTTGGACAATGTATGATAGAAATAAATCATCATATGGTAACTCTAAAAGATATTGGGGTTCTGGTGGAAATCAATTTGATACTAACTCTAATACAAATGGTTGGTATAAAGTAACTGGAAAAATAAAAGGTACAGGATTCCATGCAGATGCTCAATACGCTAGACCAGTACTTCTTTTTAATTATTCATCAAATGTGGGTGTAACTCATTATTGTGGATTAAAACTTTACAAATCAGAGCAGAGTCTTGGTAGATTAAGATTACATGGTAGTTATACTAATAATGCTTCATATGTTCATAACTTAACTGACCAAAGATATCCATACATTGAAGGTGGTGATAGTAACGCATTAAGAATACAATCAAATAGTGGATATGTTGATTTTGGAGCAATGAATACTTCACATCTTCATATGTACACCGATAGAGGTTCATTCTATACCAACAAGATGATGTACATTAATGGTGGTACTGAATTAAGACAGGGTGATGTTAGAGCATCTATATTCTATGATAAAGATACTACATCAAGATATCTAAATCCGAATGGTACATCAAGAGTAAACGAAATTGAAATATACGATACTATAAGAATGACTAATTATGGTATTGGTATCACTGGTACATATACATCTACAAGATTACAAACTATCTTTAATATGGATGACCAGTATTCTATCGCACAAGATGGTAATGCTACAAATAACGCATATGGTTTATATTGGTCTCATCCAAACGCAGGTTCATTAGGTGGAGCTAACAACTTAAATGACCATGGTTTATTGATTATCAATAATGGTTCATTTAGAGCAGCAATCTCAAGTAGAGCAGTATTTAGTTCTGATGTTAGAGGTACTCAATTCTATGATTACAATAATACTGGATATTATGTAAATCCAGCAGGTCAATCTCATATGAATACTCTTACCTTAGCAGGTAATAGAATCGGATTCATCAATACATCATTTGATGCTGAAATTAGAGTATCTGATTCTAATCCTGATGGAACTGGTGCAGAATTTACATTCTATGGTGATACTGGAGCTAGAAACGCACAACTTTCAGCTGAAGTAGGTAGTTTTAACGCAAGAGTTAGAACACCTATAATGTATGATTACAATGATAGTGGATATTATGTTGACCCTAATTCACTTACTAATCTTAATAACTTAACTGTACAAGGTACATTAAACTTAAATGGTACTGTTGATTTAGGTGATGATTATGAAATAGATGTTCATAAAACAATAGCTATCAACTCAACATTAAGTGCAAGTGGTACTCAAGCTCGTAGATTTGAAATTGCTAGGATTTCAATGGATTGGAACGATTGGAATGGTACTGGTACATTTGAAGTAGAATTACACGAACAATATTATGGTAGAGGTTCTAAAAAGACATACCAAGTATTTTGGGGATATTATAACGCATATCAAGTAAGATTAGTTGATGCTAATGTCTATGGTAACAATCATTTTAGAGTAACGATTGGTTCACCTGTAACAATTAGTGGAGATATTAGATATGTACCTGTTTATGTAGATGTAAGATACTACACTCAGGTAAAAGCAAGAGTTAGAACTACTAGAGCTGTAACTTATACTGATAGTACACCTTCTAGAAGTTGGGCATATATAAATAAATCACCAAGTGTAACTAATATATCAGATTTTTCTGGAGATTCTATCATTTATAAAACCGAAACATCACTAGCAGCTGATGTGTTCTATGATTCAAATAATACTGGTTACTATGGTAACTTTGCTTCTACTTCATATATGAATGATTTAAGGGCTAACATTTTCTACGAAAGAGAAAACACCGCATACTACTTTGGTAGTTCACAAGGTGATGCTCGAATGAGAAATGTTAGAACAAATAACATTCAAGTTGAAAATGGTGCTACTCTAACTTCGGTTAATGGAAGTGGTAGAATTTATATGGGTGGTAACTTCCATATTGATGCATATAACGGAAATGATATTTATGTAAACTACTATTCTAATAGAAGATTCAGAGTATGGAATGGTTCATCAGCTGAAAGATTTAGAGTAGATACAAATGGTATTGTATATGCATTCTCACAAGTACGTTCACCAATCTATTATGATTATAACAATACTGGATATTATGTAGACCCTGCATCTTTCTCAAACTTTAATAGTGGTTTAAGAGCAACTGAAATCTACGCAAGAAACTGGTTCAGAAACGATAATAGTGGTGAAGGTTTATATAACCAAGCAACTGGAATGCATTGGTATTCTGATTCATCATCTAGATTTAGATTATATTCTGGTAGTTCTTCTACATCACAAATTATGTTAACAACTTCTGGTAACTCTGTTAGGGGTTATCTATACGCAACTAATTCAAACGAAATTGGTTTATTAGATGCTGGTGGAAGTTGGGCAATTAGACACGCAAATGATAATGGTACTTATTTCTATACTGATGGTAGTTCATTGGAATTCAGAGTAGGTAGAGATACAGTAACTGGTAACTATGGTACTGTTCAAACCTCAAGCACTAGA